GGCGTCCACAACTTCGCGGGCGTCATGCTGATCTTCGACGAGGCCAGCGGCATCGACGACAGTATATGGTCGGTCGCCAGCGGCTTCTTCACGGAGAACACGCCGCACAGGTTCTGGCTGGCGTTCAGCAATCCGCGCCGCAACTCAGGCTACTTCTATGAGTGCTTTAACTCAAAGCGGGACTTCTGGCGCAACAAGATCGTAGACGCCAGATCGGTCGAGGGGACGGACAAGCAGGTCTACCAGCAGATCATCGACGAGTATGGGCCGGACAGCACGCAGGCGCACGTCGAGGTCTATGGCGAGTTCCCGAACGCAGGGGATGACCAGTTCATCCCGGCGTCGCTGGTGGCCGAGGCGGCGGCAAGGCCGAAGTGGGCGGACCAGAGCGCGCCCATTGTGATCGGGGTGGACCCGGCGCGGTTCGGGTCGGACGCGACGGTCATAGCCGTGCGGCAAGGCCGGGACATCATCGCGATCCAGCGGCACCGCGGCGACGACACCATGACGGTCGTGGGACACGTCATCGACGCCATACAGACCTACACGCCGGCGCTGGTGGTCATCGACGAGGGAGGGCTGGGCGCGGGCGTCGTCGACCGGCTCAAGGAGCAGAGGTACAAGATCAGGGGCGTCAACTTCGGGCAGCGCAGCAGCAAGCCGATCATGTATGGCAACAAGCGGGCCGAGATGTGGGGGTCGATGAAGGAGTGGCTGAAGACGGCGAGCATTCCCAACGACAGATATCTGAAGGGCGACCTGACGGGGCCGATGATGAAGCCGGACTCGAAGGGGGCAATCTTCCTGGAGAGCAAGAAGGATATGAAAGCCCGTGGGCTTGCCAGCCCCGACGCCGCGGACGCGATAGCCGTTACTTTCGCTTTCCCCGTGGCGCACAGAGAGGCGCGAGTAGACAATCGCCCTAGAATAAGCTACGGTTCGGGCGCGAACACATCATCATGGATGGCGTCCTGATGGCCAAAAAATCCGTATCATTGTCCGTCGGGCGCGGCGAGAAGCTGTCCACGAAGGAAGGCGCTGGCCTGACCGCCAAGGGTCGGGCCAAGTATAACGCTGCTACAGGCAGCAAACTGAAGCCCCCGGCCCCGAATCCAAAGACGAAGGCCGACGAGGGGCGCAAGAAGTCGTTTTGTGCCCGTATGGGCGGCGTTGTCGCCAAGTCGAAGAACGCCGAACGGGCGAAAGCCAGCATGAAGAGGTGGAACTGTGGCAAGTAAACCCGGTCTCTACGCCAATATTCACGCCAAAAAGGCCCGTATCGCCGCCGGATCGGGCGAGAAGATGCGCAAACCAGGCGCAAAGGGCGCTCCGACGGCCAAGGCGTTCAGGGAATCCGCCAAAACGAGGAAAAAGTAATTGTCACTCCCTAAAACCGTGCGGCGTGTGTTTCATATGCTCAAGAGAATGGCATGTAGGGCACAATACTTCGAGATTATCTATCTCGTTGTTATTTCTGTTTCTATCTTTGTGGTGAACCCCAAGTATTTTTGGCTCGCTATCATATCCGCACCGCTCGCAGCGCAAAAGCATGTTTCTGGCTTCCATTTTTTTACGGACGGTCGTAAAAGTAGGCTTCCAAACGTCTTTACTTGCTTTATTAACGCAAGCCTTAGAGCAATATTTTCTTTTATGAGACGGCGAATCCATAAATTTTGTTCCGCAATGAGCGCATTCATGCTCTACAGAACCTTTGTGGGTCATGGCTTTATAGTAGCATCCCCGGCTACAATATTTAGCTTTATTGGCTCGACTGGATATGTGCGTAAACTCTTTACCGCACTCTTCACAATTCGAGACAATTTCTTGTCTTGCGTCCAGCGCCAGACATCTACGACTGCAATATATAGCACTATCTTTTCTGTAGTTTGCTACAGTAAAACTTGTGCTACAGTGTTTACAGATTTTTGTAACTCGTTCACGGGACCGCGTCATGCCGCTCATTAAAAGCTCCTCCAAAGAAGCGTTTAGAAAAAATATCAAGGCTGAAGTATCACAAGGAAAAAAACCTGTCAAACAAGCAGTTGCGATTGCGTATGACGTAAAACGCAAGGCTGCGGCCAAAAAAGGAAAGTCCTGCAAATAATGCTGCCTAAAACACCAAAAGAGGCCAAACTTTTAGGTGTCAAGCATTACTTTACTGGTAAATGCTGCCCTAAAGGCCATATTGCGGTTAGATTTGCCAGCACTCACGCTTGCGTGGATTGCGCAAGAGAAGCCACGGCTGAATGGGCGGCTAAAAACCCGGAAAAGATTAAGGCCCAACAGGCCGAATACTGCCGTAAGAACCGCGACATAAGAATTGAAAAAGTAAAAGCGTGGCGCGAGAAGAACAGTCAACGCAAGAAAGAATACACGGCTGAACACTACGCCAAAAACAGGCAAAGAATACTGGACGCCGGGCGCGCGCGCCGTGCAAAACAAAAAGATGTAGTAGCGGCTAGAGCAGCGTTCAAACGAGCGGAGAGAAATAAAAGAACGCCATCTTGGCTTTCTGCTGAAGATAAGCGTAATATGAGGAAAATATACGCGTTTGCCGCCGAGATGTCGCGCGCGTATGGATTTGAATGGCACGTAGATCACATACGCCCGCTTCACGGAAAATTGGTCTCCGGTTTGCACGTGCCTGAAAATCTACAAGTCATACCGGCCAGCGCCAATCGCCAAAAGAGTAACACTTTCAATGGATGACAACGGTATAAAAGGTGCGAAAGCGGTGGCTTCCGGCGAGGATGAAATCCTTAGCACGATGCGCAGCCGTTTGCGTATAGCGGTATCTGCGATGTCCGATTCGAGAGAAGACGAATTGGATGATTTACGCTTTATGGCAGGTAGCCCCGACAACCAGTGGCAGTGGCCGGCGGACGTGCTGGCGACCCGCGGGGCGGTGCAGGGCCAGACGATCAACGCGCGGCCGTGCCTGACGATCAACAAGCTGCCGCAGCACGTCCGGCTCGTGACCAACGAGCAGCGGCAGAACCGGCCGCAGGGCAAGGTCATCCCGGCCGACGACCTGGCGGACGTGCAGGTGGCGGACATCTTCAACGGGATCGTGCGCCATATTGAGTATCTGTCAGATGCGGACGTGGCCTACGACACGGCCTGCGACAATCAGGTCACCTACGGCGAGGGCTATATCCGCCTCGTGACGGAGTATTGCCGCGAGGACAGCTTCGATCAGGACATCAAGATCAAGCGCGTCAGGAACGCCTTCTCGGTCTATATGGACCCGTCCATTCAAGACCCCTGCGGCGCGGACGCCGAGTGGTGCTTCATCACCGAGGACGTGCTGAAGGAAGACTATGAGCGCATGTTCCCGGACGCTGCGCCGATCTCGTCGCTTCAGTCACAGGGCGTGGGCGACCAGACGCTCGCCATGTGGGTCAACAGCGAGACAATCCGCATCGCGGAATATTTCTACTACGAGCATAAAAAGGCGACCCTGAACCTCTATCCGGGCAATCTGACCGCGTTCGACGGCACGCCGCAGGACAAGATGCTGATGCAGCAGTTCGGCAAGCCGCTGCGCAGCCGGTCGGTCGACCGCAAGCAGGTCAAATGGGTCAAGACGAACGGCTATGAGATCCTTGAGAGCAGCGACTGGGCGGGCAAGCACATCCCCGTCATCCGCGTCGTCGGCAACGAGTTTGAGGTCGACGGTCAGATCTACGTGTCCGGGCTGGTGCGCAACGCCAAGGACGCCCAGCGCATGTATAACTATTGGGTCAGCCAGGAAGCAGAGATGCTGGCGCTGGCGCCCAAGGCTCCGTTCATTGGCTACGGCGGCCAGTTCGAGGGCTACGAGACCAACTGGAAGACGGCGAACACCAACAACTGGCCGTATCTTGAGGTCAACCCGGACGTGACGGACGGGGCGGGCAATCCGCTGCCCCTGCCCGAGCGCGCGGCGCCTCCGATGGCCCAGACAGGGCTGCTACAGGCCAAGCTGGGGGCGGCTGATGATATCAAGTCGACTACGGGCCAATACGACAGCTCTATTGGGGCGGACTCCAACGAACGTACGGGTCGTGCAATTCTTGCCCGTGAGAAGCAAGGCGACACATCGACTTACCATTATGTGGATAACCTTTCACGGGCCATCCGCTACGTCACGCGCCAGATCGTCGATCTTATACCGAAGATTTACGACACCGAACGTGTGGCCCGCATCATTGGCATAGACAACGAAGTCAGCATGGTGCGGATTAACCCCATGCAGCCGGAGCCCGTGCGTGTCCTTAAGGACGAGCAGGGCATCGAGATCGAGCGCATCTACAACCCGTCTATCGGCATCTATGACGTCATGGTCACGACCGGGCCGGGCTACATGACCAAGCGTCAGGAAGCCCTCGACGCCATGCAGATGCTGCTCCAGTCCAACCCCGAGCTGTGGAAGGTGGCGGGCGACCTGTTCATCCGCAACATGGACTGGCCCGGCGCGCAGGAGATGGCCGCGCGGTTCGCCAAGGTGCTGGACCCGGCCGTTCTGGAGGGCACCGACGGCTCGCCCGAGGCGCAGATCATGCGCCGGCAGATGGAGGAGATGGCGGCGTCTATGGAACAGACGACGGCGCTCATCCAGCAGCTTCAGCAGAGCTATGACATGAACAAACTTAAAATAGATGAGTTTAACTCACAAATTAAAGCGTTTGATGCGGAAACCAAACGTATATCTGCGGTCCAAAACTCGTTGAATCCTGAACAATTACAGGATATTATTCAAGGGACAATTGCCGCTGCGCTGGATACGGGCGACCTTATCGGCCAAATGCCAAGTGGCCCTCAGTTTGACCCGCGTATGATGCCGGGAGCGGAATAATGGACCAGAAGACGGCCCTTGAACTGTTTGAATACCGCGACGGCAAGCTGTATTGGCGCATAAACAGGTCTAACGGCGTTAGAAAAGGCGATCTTGCTGGGTGCAGGTCTACTAAATACGTGCAGTTAAAGCTTAAAGGAAAAACTTACTACGAGCATCAAATAGTTTTTCTCATGCATAATGCATATATACCGGAAGAAGTAGACCACATAGATGCAGATAAGCACAATAACAACATAGAAAATTTGCGCGCCGCTACTAGGCTTCAAAACAGCCTGAATATGCCTCGCCGCGCCGATAACAAATCCGGGCATAAAAATGTATGCTGGCACGCAGCCGCTAATAAATGGCAGGTTTCTGTAAAAGCAAACGGTAAACGGATGAATTTTGGTTTATTTGAAGATCTAGAGCTGGCAGCTCTGGTGGCATCTGAAGCCCGTGACAAGTATCACGGTGAATTTGCGAGGGTGGCATGACCTGCGAAGTTTTCATCGGTCATCTGTTCCTCGCCCGCGACGTGGCGCACTCCGCGCATCTGAACACACGCTCCTATGCCAAGCACAAGGCGCTGGGCAAGTTTTATGGCGGCATCATCGACCTCGCGGACACGTTCGCGGAGGCGTATATGGGCCGCCATGGCATGATCGGGCCGATTGCGCTACAATCAGCCAAGAAGACGAGTAATATCGTTGATTTTCTTGAGGATTCGCTCAAGGACATCGAGGAGATGCGCTACAAGGTCTGCGACAAAGACGAATCTGCGTTGCAGAACATCATCGACGAGATCGTTGCTCTCTATCTGAGTACGCTCTACAAGCTCAAATTCCTGGCGTGAGGACATCATGGAACTTCTGAATCCTTTGGCGGACACTAATTTTCCGGCGCTCACCGCCAGTTTTACCGGAACCGCAGGCTCGACCTCGACATGGGCTGCGGGGCCGCAGGGCGTTGTCATCTGGTCTACGGCCCCATGCTATGTGGTAGTAGGTGAGGGCGTTACGGCCACGACCAACTCTACGCCTATTCCGTCGAATACGCCTATTCCGTTTGTAGTTCCTCCCGGCACGGGTTCGCCCTGGCGGGTAAGCGCCATTCAGGTATCCGCAGGCGGAACTATCTACTGTAAGCCGATAAACATCCGATGAGCTTTGGCGTCGCCCTTCGAAACGCCGTCTCTCTGGGGCTTGGCGGCATCATCAGCTTCGTCACTGGCGGCGTCAGTTCTGGCGTCATTACGGTCACGGGAAGCATTTTGCTTGAGGACAACACGTCCTTTTTGCTCATGGAAGATAACACCAGCCAGATTCTTGGAGAGGGCTAATGCCTAATACCCGCATTTCTGACCTTACCGCCGCTGCGAGCGTTGCCGGAACGGACGTATACCCCAGCGTGCAGACCGCAGGCGTCGGGCCTGTAAAGACGAGCCTGACACAGATCACGGCTTTTGCTCTGGCCAACGCCCCGGCCGGCGCTGTCGCAACGCCCTCCATCGCCCCGACCGGCGACACAAACACCGGCTTCTGGTTCCCCGCCGCCGATACGATTGCTGCGTCGACGGGCGGTAGCGAACGCATGCGCATCACCAGCGCGGGCAATGTCGGTATCGGGACGACGAGCCCGGGGGCGACGCTTGATGTTTTTGGAAATATTTACGTAAGCAATACGACAACATCCGGCGCTGCCGCACTCGTAGGCCGTGCGGCAGGTAGTAACACTTGGATTGTCGGCCCTGATAACTCTATCAATGGTGGGACCGATCAAGGACTATCGCTTTATTCATATGGCGCAACAAATGTTCGCTTTTACACAAACGCCTCCGAACGTATGCGCATCACCAGCGCTGGCAATGTTCTCATCGGAACTACCGACGCAACTCTCGGCAACACTAACGGTATTGTTTTGGGCTCTAACGTAGAAAGTGCATGGACAACTTCCACATCGGGGGCTGTTCCAATTAGAATTTATAATAAAGGCGCAAGTGGAACGAGATACATCATGGAGTTCCGCAACGCTTCAAGTGCTGTTGGGGCCATAACTCACGACGGAACAAACACGACCTATGCAACATCATCGGATGTCAGCCTGAAGGACAATATCACTGACGCGGCAAGCGCTCTCGCGTCTGTGTTGTCGATGAAAATTCGCCAATGGGACTGGAAGATTGATGGTTCTCATACAAACTACGGCGTCGTTGCACAGGAAGCCATCGAAAATGCGCCTGAGATGGTCGTTAAAGGCGACCTATGGAGTGTTGATTACGGCAGATTGACGCCTCGGATTGTCAAAGCAATTCAGGAACTCGCTGCCGAGGTCGCGGCGCTCAAAGCAAAAAATGCCTGATAGGAGAAACAAATGTCTAACACATACACTTGGGTAATCTCGCAGCTTGAAAGCTACCCCGAAGCTGACGGGCATGAAGACGTTGTCTTCACCATCCACTGGCGCAGGCTCGCGACGGACGGCACGCACACCGCCGATGTCTACGGCTCGCAGGGCGTCACGCTTGAGGCTGGCGCACCCTTCACGCCCTATGCCGACCTGACATTTGAGCAGGTCTGCGGCTGGCTTGAAGACGCGATGGGCGCGGAGCGCGTTACTGAGATGGACGCGACGCTCGACCAGCAGATCGAGAACCAGATCAACCCGCCGGTCGTGGTTCTGCCGCTCCCGTGGGCGCAGGCGGCGGAGTAACCAGCTTGGCGCGGGAGGTCGTCCGCTCGGCCCGCGTCATTCTCCACCGGGCGGACAAACCTTGGAGAAGGTAAATGGAAAAGATTTCGATTGAGCTACCTGTTCAGGCTTGGAACGTCGTCATGCAGGCGCTCGCGCAGCGTCCCTATGCCGAGGTGTTCGAGCTGATTGCCGAGGTAAAACGTCAGGGCGATGCGGCGGCTGCTTCTGTTCAGGCTCCCGATGTTGACCCGGGTCACGCTTGATAGTATTGTAAACTCAACCGACTGGCCGGAAAGCTAGGTAAAAAATGGAAAATGAACAGGCTGTAGCGGAGATCAGCCCCGCGCCGGAACCGGAAGCTACGGCAGCGCCGGAAACCGTTGAGACGACGCCGGAGGAACAACAGCCTTCGAAAACGTTCACTCAGGAAGAGTTGGACGCCATCGTCGGCAAACGCCTGGCAAGAGAACAGCGTAAGTGGGAAAGAGAGCAGGCCCAGCGGCTTGCGGAGTCACAGGCCCAAAAGCCCGTGGCCCCTCTGGCGGACCCGAATGATTATGAGTCTGCTCAGCAATATGCCGAGGCATTGGCTGAGCGTAAGGCCCATGAGCTTCTGGCCCAGCGAGAGGCCGCAAGACAACAGGCGGCTATCGTCGAAGCCTATCAGGAGTTGGAGGAGACGGCTCGGGACAAATATGCGGACTTTCAACAGGTCGCCTATAACCCGAACCTTCCTGTAACCGATGTGATGGCCCAGACAATTCAAGCGTCCGAGATCGGACCCGATGTCATTTATTGGCTCGGGAGCAATCCGAAAGAAGCCGCAAGAATCTCCCAACTATCGCCCATCTTACAGGCACGAGAGATCGGTAAGATCGAGGCCAGACTGACTTCGGACCCGCCGGTCAAAAAGACATCATCCGCCCCGGCTCCGATTGCGCCGGTTGCGGCTCGCACAACCGGAGGCGCGTCGTATGACACGACAGACCCCCGGTCGCTGAAGACCATGACGACCTCGGAGTGGATTGAGGCAGAGCGGCAACGGCAAATCAGGAAGCTACAGGCCCAACAACGTTAAGGTGTTGAAATCATGTCCAATTCTCTGTTGACAATTGATATGATCACAAGAAAGGCTCTTGAGATCTTAGAAAACTCCCTTGTCTTGACCCGCACCGTGAACCGTCAGCATGACGACAGCTTCGCGGTTGAGGGCGCCAAAATCGGCTCGACCCTCCGCATCCGTCTGCCCGACCGCGCTCTGGTCACGGACGGCGCGGCGCTTCAGGTTCAGGACGACAACGAGCAGTATACCACGCTCGCGGTCTCCAGCCAGAAGCACATCGGCGTCAACTTCACGACCGCCGAGCTGACGATG